CTTGTAAATTTACTTCTACAATAGGATTTACGATAGTAGATTCTACTCCCCCATCTTCTCCTTGACTAGTGTTTCCGTAAGCCATTTTATGTCCTTAATATAAATTCAAAGTCGTTGTCGTATATTATTTCCTGACCATCATCATGGTTGACCTTAATCAATATTTTATAAGCACGATTAGGCTCAAAAGCATTTAGGTCTTGTTTAAAATAATTAGAAGTAGTGTCACAACTCATTGTTGTATAAGCACTAAATGGTACAACTGATTCGTTTGTTGCCATATCTATAATAGAATAAGAGCCTGAACCATGTGGTATAAAACTACCACTAACGGTTTGAACCGATGTTGTAAATGATTTTTGTATGTATCTTTTACGAGCACCAAATCTAAATTTTATGGTTTCGTTTTCTTTATACGCTTCTCGTAAGTGTATAGGGTATAGGTAGTTTTCACTATTACCAGAAACATCTAAGGTAGTCAAGCTACCAGTATTAGAACCTGTTGCTGGTAAATGGTCATCCCATTTTAATTCTATCTTTGGAGAATAAATTGTATTGGTTTGTCTTGAGAAAAATTTAATATCTTCAAAACTACCACTTGATGATTCTCTACTACCAGAAAGTCTTATTAATAAACCATAATTTGTGTTATCCCCACCAAACCATTTTTTAGCCATAGTGGTTATATCCATGTTCATGTCAGGTGATTCGGATGAAAAAGTTTGTGTTGATTCATCTCCGGCAATGTAAGTTCCACCAGGTGTTGTCCATGTTATTTTAGAAGCACCTTCTCTATTTTTTCTATATGTCCAACTACAACCATCTGTTGTCTTTGGTACATCTAACTCTTTACCAACACCTTCATCCCACTCTTGACTTAGTGGATAAGCAGCAATGGTATAATCTTCAGTCAATCCACTTGTACCTTCTGTTTCATATAATCTTAAATTAACTTTATAGTCATAAGGTAAAACAGATGAACTAATGTAGCTCTCTATTTCGTTGGTATCAAACTGAAGAAGAACACGAGTTGGGTGAGAAAATGTTCTGTCAAAGAATACTTTCTTTAACTCAAGAATCTCATCTTGTCCTGTATTTTTATCTTTAAAATCATCGCCTGTAATTTCATTTGAACCACTATTAATAAAGGCATCTTTGGTCGTAAAAAAATATTTATGCATTATACTACTTTCCCATATATGTCTAAATTAGGGTTTTTTAATTCGAATACTGATGGTGAAATTGATGGTCTATAAATACCATCCCTTAATGCATTATCAAAATTATATCTAAACCCATAGTTACTATCCGTTCCGATAACCTCAGCATCACCTTTATAGTAATACAATTGTCTACCACTAGCATACTCACTGTTCCCATCTTGAAATAGTTTTAATTCTTTAATACCAATCACACCCTCTAAACCTAATATGTTATATTGTAAATCATTCATGTTAATTGATTGTCTATATTGCATCTTATCTACTCTAAAAAATTCTTTTATCGTATCAATTACATTCAATTTAACTTGTGTGGGATTTATTCTCCTATCATAATTTACTACAAAACGAACACCAAAGTTAATTACATAAGATGAAAATAAAGTACCATTCTCATCAGGAATAGTAAACCCATAAGTAATTTGGTCATTTATCATTCTAAACTGATTAATATAAGTTCCTATGTTTTGTAAAACAAGTTGTGGTGTTTGTACAAGTTGTTTGTTTTGATTGTAAGAAAGAGTAGAAGCTAAAAGTGCACCACCATCTAATCTTTCCACATAACATTTTGCTATACTACCAAACTTTGCCGGAAGAGATAATATCCTTGATACATAGTCTTCTTTAGTTACACAACGAAGTTGTGAAGCAAAGAAAGAACCAGCATTGTTTCTCATCTCTTCTACTGTTTGGCCATCTGTTCCACCAGAACTTGGCTCATCATTTGAAACTGTTATTGAAACACCTGCAGGTGGATTGTTAACTTTGGTTAACTCACCAACTTGTATGTTTGAGTCTGCACCACCACCAACTCTGTAAGTAAATGTTAATGTAGTATTTGATGGTGTTTCACCTAAGTTTGGATTATTACCTGTTACTACTCCTAAAGCACCTGGAACATCAGCAAGATTAGTTCCATTAATTGTCACACCAGCTTGTTCTACAGGATCGACATTTGAACCAGAGTTACTAAATCTAAATAGTCCATTACCAAAACAAGCTTTATATGTCTGAGTGTCTTCATCAAATTTAGTTGTAAACTTTTTAGTAGATTTAATATATTCAGCAACATACGGAATAGGTATTGATGATAATAAACCCTCGTCAGCTTCACCTTGGTCATAAGCACTTGTTCTTGTCGGGTCATCTGTATAGTAAGTTTGTTTTAAAATTTTATCTTGTCCTAAATAATCTACCTCGTACCAATTCTGATTAGCACCATCTATACAACTTATTACTTCAATTACGTTACTATCGCCTAAGTCTAATTCTAAAAATTTAGTAGGAGATGTTATATTAAATGTTTTTGTTTTAGTTTGACCTGATACGGCTCTTACAAATCTTGTTAGGGTATAAGAACTAGCCTCACCATTACTATCAAGTATTGGAGCACTTACAACAGGATCGCCTGAACCACTTGCTGTAAAATCAATTTCATCTGTTGTCTCAAAAAGAATCTCAGAATTAACATTAGAAGCAATCTGTAATCCACTATCTACTGAGGATGGAGCTTCTCCATAAAGTGGTTGACCAGTTGTACCATCAGCATTTATCGTTGTTTCTACTTTTAACTTAACAACAGATGGTGTTTTGTTTGGAGTTTTATACCCAAGAAATTCAGACAATCTACGAACATTTCTTTTTTCTGTTGCTGTAGCTAATAAGTTTTCTTTATAGTTGTAATCTATATAATATGAAAGTACATCACCTACATAACTTGACAATTCTATTAACATCATACCAGGTGATGTTTCGTTAAAATCTTTATATGTATCAGGAAAATAAGATTTAGTATACTCTATCAAGTCATTTTTTATAGAACTAAAATCCTTATTTGTATATTTTACATTCGTTGGTTTTAATTTTTGTTTTTCTGTATATGCCATTAGTATGCTCCATTACTTGTCGAGTTTCCAGCCCCAACACCATCAAATGTAACTTGAACACTTTCTAAACTATTTGGTGCTCTTTTTATATTAAAATCTATGTTAATGTTTACTTGATTCAAATCATCTCTTCTTTCTATTTGAATATCTCTTAAATCTATAAAAGGTAACCATCTACCAAAAACATCAACTATGTTATTTTCTATTTGTATGGTTATGTCTTCAGTTAATGGCTCAAAGATAAGTGACCTTAAATCCATACCTAAGTTTGGTTGGAATACTCTTTCACCCCTATGTGTTTGTAAAAGAAGTCTGATATTATTTTTAATAGCATCAACAGTAGTCTTTGTGGATTTAAAGTATCCATCGCCACCACCAACTCTACCTAGTGGAAACTCTATTCCCACAGAGACTCTTTTATCTTGGTCTTCTACAAACCTATCTTTTCTTCTATCGAGTATAGCCATTATTTGTATTTCCTATTTACCTCATCTTCTCTAAGTCTAACTTCTGATGCATTAGATTGAGCTTCACCTTTCTGAATTGGATTATCACTTGCACCGCCATCTTTATCAACACCCATTGAAAATATTGAAATCTTTCTATTAGGTACTGATATAGGCATAATTGGAGCTCCTATTGCTGTAGTAATTAATGGGATTGCTCCAGTAGCGTCTGTCATAATAGGTAAAATAGGTAAAGTCTCAAGTCCCTTATGAGTCATACTTAACTTATCCACTCTGAAAGTTTGATTGATAATAAATTTTTCAATTGCCGTTTCCAAATCTGTAGCTAGTTGATTTATCTTATCGGAATTACCATCAATGCTAGCTTCAAAAGCAGCCTGTATATCTTCTTTAAGTTTACCCACGATTAAACTTTGCCTTTTCTTCTACTTTTTTCATTACACCAGAATAATCTTTTGTAAAAGCATCTGCTAAATGTTCAGGTAAATTCTGAGTATTATCAACTACAGATTTCACTTCCGCTTCCTTTTCAATGTTTTGCCATTCACCACTATTAGCAGTTTCATTTAAGATATCATTTAGAATAGAGTCTTTTGTCAACGGAGCTGCCTTAGATTGAGGTGGAGCTGCCGAAACAGGTTGTTTTTTCGGTTGAGATGAGACGGGTTGTGGCGCTCTATCTTCAACTATACTATTAGATCTACTACTAACTAACACTTCATCTAACTTTTTTTCAAGTGACGAAAATTTATAATCTAACTCTTCTCTAACTACTTCTCTTATTAACTTCTTAAATATATTAACCTTCATTTGTACTCCTATTAGTTTCTATGAAATGGTGTCTGCTAAAAAATCCACCACCATTCTGTGGATCTAAATCTTTTAATTCTTGTAATAGTACACCAATATCATCTGCTGGTACTGCGTTTAAAGTATCTTTTACATCTAAACCACGCACTAATGGTAAAGCAACACCTTGAACATTTGCTCTTGCACTATTTAATATTTCTAACAATCTAACCAAAATATTTCTCAGTTCATCACCTAATACTATAGGTTCAGTTTTATCTCTTGCCTTCTCCCCTAAATAAATATTATTAGAATTAATAATTGAATAGCCTGAATTATTTAAGGTGAAATTATTTGTAGCTCCAAAATTAATATTATTATTTGATGATACAGTAAAATCACTTCTTCTAGCATCAAAAGTAATTCTATCAGATAAAATTATCATCTGATTAAACTCGGTTTTATCTGATATGTCGTCTGACTCTATACCCCATCTATAGTTAAAACTGTCCTCTCCGTCATCATTACCTTTATTGATTGAAAACTGACTGAGAGGATTTTCATTTGTTGGAATAGGATCTACAGATAATCTAAATTGGTTTTCATTGATATTAAAATTCTGAGATATACTTCCATTTGATATCATAGAAATTGTAGAACCTTTTGATATATTTTCTGAGTTACCTTGACTATCGTTATCTATCGTTACACTAGGAAATATTCCTCTAGATCCTACTCTTATAGAATTACCATGTCTTCCTTCTAATGCTAAATCTGATACCTTTGATACATCATAAGTTTGAGGTGGAAAGAAATCTAAATTAGTATTTTTTTGTTTTTGAATTTTAGTATTTTGTCGAAATGGGTAATCTATACCATATCCACTTTTATCTTTTACAACCTTGTTTCCAGCACCCCT